AAGAAAAATTCATAAAAACCAAGTAAAAAACCGTAAAATAAATATTAGTTATTATTATAGAGTTTATCGTAATGGTTATTATACTGGTTGTAGTGGTTTTAATTTAGTTGCTCTTGTAAACGATATTATTGATATTTATATTTCTTGATGTTATGAAACTTATTAAAGTTATTAAAGATACAGGCGCTCATAGAGTAGCCGAATATCGAGATACAGAAGTACTTGATATGGGATATGGAACGTATGCTTATTTTATTCATGTTTATAAAGTTCAAGTTCGTTATTGTGGATTTTGGATTACTATAAAGTCTTTTATTGAAACAGATAAAGATAATCATGAGTATTGTCAAAGAGAAGCCATAGACCTTTATAATAAGATTGTTTATCCCGATAAATATTTTGTTACCAATGCCGTATGTGAATAAACAAGGAACTTCAACTAAGATTGTTCGTATAAGTATTTATGACGAAACTAAAGTTGATGTCTTTCGTAGTCTTTTTGAATGTAACCAAGTATGTGGAACTGTAAATAGTCAAATACTTACTTGTTGTAGACGAAATGCTAAAGCTGGTCGTTTACAATTTAGAGTTAAAGATTGGTATTTTACTTTTCCTGATAATAAATTACCTTAAGTTATGGCTGATTTTAAAAGTGCTTATAAAAAGATTGAAGCTGCTGAGGGCGGCTGGGTTTCAGACCCCGATGATGCTGGTGGCGAAACTTACAAAGGAATATCTCGTAAAGCTAACCCTAATTGGGACGGTTGGATTTCTATTGATGCTATTAAGAAAGCTCATCCTACTACTTTTAAGGGTATTCTTAAAAAGACTCCCGAACTTGAAAAGAAAGTTCAAGAGCTTTATAAAGACAAATATTGGGATTGTTTTAATCTTGATGATGTTCCAAATCAACTTGTTGCTGAGCAAATGTTTGATACTGCTGTTAATCAAGGTCAGACTGCCGCTGTTAAATTTGCTCAACGTGTGCTTGACCTTAGAGAAACTGGTGTTTGGTCGCTTGACCTTTTATATAAATTTGTAGCTATTAAATAATAAATTCAACGGAGTTATGAAGAAGCTTATAATAATCGTATTAATTATAGCGTTAATTAATTTATTAATAACAATTTTGTTGTTTAATAAGTCAGGTGCAGAGAGTTCGTTTCAGCTAATAAATAGTTTCCCTGATACTGTTGTTAATAAGGTTCGGATTGACTCCGTTGAACTTTCTATTAAACATCTTGATAGTACAATTATAAATTATAATACTTATGAAAAGGAAGTTATTGATAATGTTCTCAATCTTGATGATAGTACAACTGTTGCTAAATTCTACGAGCTTATCGGCTCATCCTCTACGGGGGGTTGAAGCAAGGGACAGTGTTAGAATAGCTATTGATGATTTACGTACTGCGAATGCTATAATGACTAAAGCTAAAATTAATGCTGCTGTTATAGTTCTCAAAGACAGTATGATTAATCTTAAAGATAAAAAAATAGATATTCTTAGCAATAGTTATGAAGAAATGAAGCGATATGCTTCTGCTTCTGAAACTGCAAGACAAAATTTAGAACGTAATCTTGATAAGTCTAAGAAAAAGACTAAGATTATTGGTGGTGTAGCTGGTGCTTTTGCATCAGCTTTTCTTGTATTGTTATTAGTCAAATAAAGATATGGCTGCTGAAAAATATCCTTTTAAAGCGTTTATAGAAGAAGATAAAAGCCGTTATCCGCTTGCTTCTGAAAAAGGTTATTATGACCCTTATAATCATTTCCGTATTGGTGACAGTGGTGGTTTCATTATGAATATTAAGCCAGGTAAGTTTGTTAATGTTCATCTACTTACAGAAATGGCTGATTTCTTTGAAGCCAATGGAAATAAATATACTAATTTTAAAGAAGATAGTATTCCTTATAGACAGCTTCGTAAGCGTGAAGCAGACCGTAGAAAGAATGGTTTTAGTGCTCCTATATGGCAAAATCCAGATGGTTCTATTGAAGATGTTCATATAAGTGGTGACTATTATAATTTTCTTAATTATACTCGTATGGAGCGTACCGATGATGCGAGTATTAATGCTTCTGGTCGTATAGCTACTGGTGAAAAGAAGTTTGCTTTTCCTCGTTTTGTTGATGCTCAGTTTTGGACACATGCTGTTTATGAGTTTGCTAAGAATAATGGTTTTCATCTTATTATTGTAAAAACTCGTCGTGGCGGTTTTTCTTATATGAACGCTGCTCGTGCAGCTAATGCTATAAATCTTCGTAAACATAAAGTTTTTATCAATGTTGCTGCTGATAATAAATATCTTATTAAGAAAGGTGGTCTTACCGACTTTGCTCTTAATACTCTTCGATTTTATGAAGAAAAGACTATGTTTAAGCGTGGTATTTATAGTAGTAGTGCTGAAGATTTTCGTCTTGGATTTAGACTTCCTAATGGAGTAGAATCTGAAGATAGTTGGCAGAGTTCTCTTATTTCTGTTTCTGCTAATAATAATCCCGACTGTGCTATTGGTAAAGATGCTGTTGGTATTAACGTAGAAGAGCTTTCTACAATGCAAAATTTCAATGAGTTTATGACTGTGACTGAACCTGCTATGACAGTTGGTGATATTACTACTGGTTTTCTTGTTGCTTGGGGAACAGCTACTGCTGCTAACATGCAAGTCTTTGAAGAAAACTTTTATGCTCCCGGTGAATTTGGTTTTATGCCTTTTGAAAATGTTTGGGATAAAGATGCTCGTAATGAAATTTGTGGTTTCTTTAAATCTTATTGCTGGGGTCTTGAGGGAAGTATAGACGGTATTCCTGCTGTTGACGAAAATGGTAATAGCAATCTCGATATTGGTCTTAAAGTTTCTATGCGTGCTCGTGAAGCTATGAAAGCTAAAACTAAGACTTTTGCCAAGTTTATTAATTATTGCGGTCAACGTGCTCTTTTTCCTGCTGAAAGTTTTAGCAGTGCTACTGAAAATCTCTTTACAAGTGAAGAACTTGTTAACTATGAAGAACGTCTTCGTACAGATAGTGTTTATAATTTCTATGTTGACGGTCAATTTGAAGAGAAAGGTAACAGTCTTATTTTTAAATCTAATAAACGTATTAAGGAAGAAAATCCTGATGCTGTTGTTTATGATTGGATACAAGGCGTACCTCGTAAAGGAAATGAGCATCCTCATGGTTGTATTCGTATTTGGTTTCATCCTCAATATGATATTAAATATGTTAACGACGTTGAAGTTAAAGAAATTCCAGAGGGAACTTATGCTGTTACTTATGACCCAGTTGGTATTAACAAAGATGCTAAAGAAATTACCGATAAACATTCTCATAACAGTATTCATGTTTGGGAAATGCCGTCTGCAAGAAATGGTTATAAACTAAAATGTTGTGCCGCTTATTATGGACGTCCTAATAAACTTGAAGAAGCAGATAGAATTTTTTATCAACTTTGTCGTTATTACAATTGTGTAAGAACTGGTATTGTTGAAGTTAACCGTGGTGAAACTGTTTCCAATTTTAGTAAATGGAAAGCTACTCGTTATCTTGCTTTTGAACCTCTCTTTGTATGGGACACTACTCTAAAGGGTGCTGTTAGCAAATCTTATGGTTATAATATTACAGATGGACAAAAGAAACTTGATGCTCTTCGTTTGTTTAAAGAGTTTCTTTATACGGAAATAGGTAAAGATGAAGAGGGTAAACCTATTTATCTTTTTACTCGTATTCCTTGTTATCAAGATATTCTTGAACTTAAAAAATGGAATCCTGTTGGCAACTTTGACCGTGTTTCTGAAATGCTTCTTATAGCTATTTATAGTAAATCTCTTGATATTAAAGCTCAAGGTGAGAATAGTAATAGAAAGAAACTTCTTGAAAGTCAAGATGCAGCAGAAAAGTTTTGGAAACGTAATTGGTATTAATATGGAAGAACTTAGTACTTATCTTTTTTGCAATGAATATTTTTGTATTCGTCTTGAGTATTTAACTAATACTCTTTATATTTATAGTAGATACGCTGCTTATTGTTAAATTAAACCTTATATAAATATGTATTTTAGTAACAATTTTAATTTTCCTAAGCAGCGTGTTAGTGCTGCCGAACGGAATAAGTTTGAATACTATGCCAATTGTTGCGATTATGTTATTGCTGCTGGTAAAAGTATTGCTCGTGATGATGAAGTTGAACAAAAATATGCTTTCCTTAAAGGGGAGATTAATCCTGAATTTTATAAGAAAACTCTTAATCCCTATAATGCTGAGAAAAAAGAATATACTCGTTTTCCAGCTACTATGCGCAATTACGATATTGTTAACGGAGTTATTCGTAGATATGTTGGAGAATATATTCAAAATCCGCATGACTTTATTGTAGGGGCTAATAATCCCGAAGTAGTTCTTTCTCGTGATGCCAAACTTCGTCAAGAACTTATGCAGATTGTTCAAGCTAAGATAGCTGAACGTATTCAACAGAATTATCAAGCATTTGTACAACAAGGTGGACAGCCCGAACAATTTAATCCTCAAGATAATTTTGATATTGAAGCTTTTGTTAAGAAGTTCAACGAAGATTATATTGATGATATGTCTGCCCAAGGACAAGAGATTCTTGCTGTCATTGATGATTTGACTGACGCTGCCGCTTTATATGCTCGTGCATATTTTGAATGGGTTGCTTTTGGTAGAGTTTATACTTATACCGAAGTAAAAGGAAATCAAATTATTAAACGAGTTGTTTCTAATAGAGATGCTTTTCCTGTTCCTAACGATAACGTTCTTGTTGAAGATTATGATATGTTTGCTGAACGTCGTATGATGACGCTTCAACAAATTATTGATGAATATTATGACATGCTTGATAATAAAGACAAGGAATATCTTGATACTTATTATACCAATGGTCGTAATATTTCTCAAGACGACAAAGGACTTCTTTATTGGGATAATTATAGACAGCGTTATCCAGACCGTTGTTCTAAATTTAGTGACAAAGAACGTGAGTATTTTAAAAGCGAGCCGCTTATGGTTCGTGATTTTAATACTAATCTTATTGAAGTTTGGCATGTAGTTTGGCGGGGACAAGTTAAGAAAGGTATTCTTACATATCAAGCTGGCGGTATTATTGGTGAAAGAGTTGTTGATGAAGATTATAAACTTAACATCGAAGCTGGTGATATTAATATTGAATGGATTTGGGAACCGCAAGTTTTTGAAGCTGATAGAATAGGTACTCGAAATAATGCTGTTTATCCTTATAAATGTCGTCCTATTGCTTACAATCGTAATGGTAAGCTTCCTTATAATGGTATTATGGAGCTTCTGCCTGGTTTTGGTCGTTTCAGTATTATTGATATAGTTCTTCCTTACCAAGTATTTGGTAATATTGTTGCTTATCATAGAGAAATGGCTATTGCGAAGAACAAGTTAAACGTGCTGATGATTGCCCGTTCTCTTCTTGGTAAAGTTCCTGAGGATACTATTTATCGTATGGCTGCTGACGGCGTTCTTTATATTGATGATGAAGACGACCAAGGTATGCTTAAAGCTCAACAAGTTCGTATGCTTAATAGTCAGACTTCTGATTATATTACTCAACTTGGACAACTTCTTGCTGAGAACGAACAAGCTGCTATGAATAAAGTTGATATGACTCCTCAACGTTATGGCGAAATTGCTAATAGTGCTGGTAAAGGAGTTACTGAGCAAGCTATTATTCGTGGTTCTATGGGTAGTGTTATTGTTGAGTTTATGTTTGACCACATGCGTGCTCATGATTATCAACGTGATTTAGATTATTCTAAACTTGCTTGGGTTGACGGTTTACAAACTTCTTATAAAGATAAGAACAATGGACAACTTAAATATTTTAGTCTTGACGTTAATTCTCATCTTTATGCTGATTATGTGATTATGCCTAAACTTTCTGCTAAAGAAAGAGATAAACTTAATCAATATAAACAGTTTGCATTTAGTGCCGCACAGAATGGCGATGCTGCTATGGCTGCTGCGGCTATTGATGGAGATAATACAGCCGAGATTAAAAAGGCTATTAATAAGTTCCAAGAACTTAATCGTCAACATGAAGAACACATGAAACAACTTGATGCTCAGAACGCTCAGGCTTTACAACAATATGAACTTGATAAGATACAAGCTCAAGGCGAGCAAGATAGACAAACTCTTAGTCTTGAAAAATATCTTGATAGTCAGATTGAAGCTGTGAAAGCTGTGCTATCCTCTACGGGGGGTGACTCTGCTGCATCTCTTGCTGCGACTAATGCTGCCAATGCTGCTAAGAATAATATTGAACGTGAGAAAGTAATGAATGAACGACAAAAGATTGCCAATGATGCTAAAGCTCAACAACTTAAAGCAGCTACTGATGTTTATAAAGCTGATACTCAATATAAAATTGCTAAAGAAAATAAGAATCAATACGATAAAAAATAATCTTTTCTAAAATGTGTTTTGTGTCTATGTGCCGTTATTGCTCGTGAGAGTAGTAGCGGCATTTTTGTTTATAATGCTCTTATTGTTAATGAGATAAATCGAATTTGTAAATATTGTTTACCAACAGACTTATTTTAAAGCCCAGTATGCCACGCTTCTACGAAAGTGGATAGATTAATCATTTCGGATAAAATCGTTCAATGTGGATAACGGCTGCAAGCGTGGATACACTTCTGATACGATTTTTGACAGCAGAAATATACCAACCAATCTCCCCCGTAGAGGATACGCCTGCTGAACACCATATTATATATATTATACTTTTGTCTTGTAATATTAATCCAATAAAAGATAAAGTTATGCCTAAGATTGATTTTGGTTTTGGCGGAAGTGGTAGTAATGAACCACAAGAACCAATTACAGATTTAGAAACAGGTAAAGTAGTAGATGACCCTACTGGTCAGACTACTGGTCTTGGAGATGATAATAAACCCGTTGATAAGCCGGCTGATAAACCAGCGGATGATGCTGGAAACGATAAGCCTGCCGACGGCGATAAACCTGCTGATGACGGTAACAAACCTACCGATGATAAATTTGGTGATTTAGTTGCTGGTACTGTTATTTCTATTGGCGAAGAATCTTATACTGTTGATAGTGAGGGTAACCTTGTTGATAAAGACAATAAGATTTTCAAAGAAGCCGCAGAAGTTAAAGAATATCTTGCTCAATTTGAAGTTGACGAGAATAAAGAAACTTCTATTGATGTTGATTCAATTATCAAAGCTGTTGGCGTTGAAGTTACTGATGAGAACGACAAACCGATTACTTTTGATAATACTCCTGAGGGTATTGCTCAATATGTCAATGAAGTTATTGAATTACAGAAGCAAGAAATTGCTCAAGCTGGAGTTCAAACTCTTCTTGATAAATATCCTATTGTTGCCGATTTTCTGAATTATTACGTAGCTAACGGTAACGATGCTCGTGGATTTGGAGAAGTTAAAGACAGAAGTTCTATTACTATTGATGAAAATAATATTGCACAACAAGAAGCTATTATTCGTGAAGCCTACAAAGAAGCCAATCGTCCCGGTGATGTTAATGCTTATATTAAATGGTTGAAAGATACTAACAATCTTTTAGAGGTTGCCAAAAACGACCTTGCTTCTCTTCAACAGGCTGATGCCGCTCTTAAAGAGCAGCAAGCTAAAGAAGCTCAAGCCAAACTTGAAGCCGAGCGTAAAGCAGAAGCCGATTACTGGAACGGTGTTAAAGCTGTTGTTGATAGTAAAGAGATTGCAGGTTATAAAATACCTGATACTATCATTATTAATAAGAACGGCAAACAAATTGCAGCTACTCCTAATGATTTCTTTAATTATCTTTATCAAGTTGATGACAAAGGTTATAGTCGTTATGAAAGAGATTTGGCTGCTCGTGATGCAAAGGAACAACTTCAAGACGATTTGCTTCGTGCTTATCTTACTTTTACAGGCGGAAGTTATTCTAATCTTGTCGATTTGGCTGTTACTAATAAAGAAACGAAAAATCTTCGTCTTAAAGCAGCCGCTGCAAAACAAACTGCTACTGTTAGAGTTACTCCGCCGAAACCAAAGAGTGTTGCTAATAATATAGCCGCTGCTCTTGGTTATAGTTAATAACTAAATAAAATTATTCATTATGTACACAATGCGAGTTCTTGAAACTGGGCGTTATGACGATAGAGGATATAGCAATGAAGAAAGTATTGCTAATCTTATGCTTCAAAGTCCAGTTGAAATTAATGCGTTTTTGACTTACAACTATGGTCTTGACGACGACCGTTTCCCTCTTACGTTTATGACCGAGGGACAAGGTGCAAAAGGTACTGATACTGTCGCTACGGTACAGTGGACTTGGAAGACTATGGGACGTATGAAGTTTATTGATTATGTTACTTATTTCAATACTTCCAATACTAAACCTGGTCTTGGTGGTGCTGAATTTGAAGTACATTTTGCTACTCATTGGTTTATTGAACAGCACGGTCTTATTGCTCCGGACGGAACTCAATATCGTATTCAGAAAGACCTTGGTGAATCTGCTTACGGTTATGCTTATATTCTGGCTCCGGTTAATCCCGACCCGACTACTTATTGCGACCCCGACAATTTAGCTAAAGGAACTTATTGGTCACTTGCTGCTCCTACCGTTTCAGAATCTTATTCTAAAGGTAATCGTAGTAATGCTATGGGGCCAGGTAAAATGACTTCTCAGCTTGAGTTCTTCCGTTTCTCTAAAGAAGTTGCTGGTAATATTTCTAACGTTGTTACTAAATATCAATTCCAGCAAGGAGAGGGTGGTGGTACTGCCAATCTTTGGATTACCGAAGAAATGCGCCAATTCAACTTGCACATGAGAGTAATGAACGAAGAACGGCTGTGGTTATCAACCTACAACAGACTACCCGACGGTACTATTAAACTTAAAGACCGTGATAACGGTAAACCTATCCCTCGTACTGCTGGTATGCTTGAGATTTGTCGTGAAAGTAACTATGATACTTACGGCGAGTTCTTGACGTTGACGAAGTTGGAAAGAACTGTCGGTGATGTTCTTAACAAAGATACCGATGATGGTACAATGGAGATTGTTCTTATGGCTGGTAAGGGTTTTATCCAAGACTTCCAATATGCTATTGAGAATGAAGCTATGAGCAAGGGTTTCATTACTCCTCTCGGTGAAAAGAAGATTATGGATAACGGCAATGGTCTTGCTTACGGTAAGTATTTCAATAAATACATTACTCCGGACGGACATATTATTACCGTTAAACATTGTTCTTTCTTTGATAAGGGAACTATTGCCGAAGCCGCTAAAGCTAATGGACAAATTCATCCTCGTTCAGGTCTGCCTATTACTTCTCATCAAGCTTGCTTTATTGACTTCTCTACTTATAAGGGCGAACGTAACGTTCGCGTTATTCGTCAGAAAGGACAAGAATATATTGCTAAGGTTATTGAGGGTATGACGCCGATACCTGCTTCTTGGGGTGTTGCTACTTCTAATCGTGCTGTTACTGAAATTGATATGTCAAGCTATCAGATTAAGGGCACAATGGGATTGCAAGTAAACAACACGACGAAGATGTTCTTGTTGCAATGTAAATTATAATTAACCGTTAAACAGTAAAAGATATGCCTACAATGCAAAATGCTGGTGGTGCTGCAAATAAACAGGAAAACACCGCTCCTGCTGCTCCTACTGAAACAGTAGATAAAGAGAAACCAACTACCACTATGGTAGAAAGAAAACAAGAAGAAGCCGATGCTGCTTATGTCGATATTCGTTATATGGTTATAGCTCTTGCTTCTCATTATTCTTTGTATCGCAAAGCTAATGATAAAGAGCTTGCTGAACGTAACGAATATATCGGTAGTTGTATTAGAAGTTCCAATGCTCTTTGTGCAAACAAAGGTGAACTTGAAGCTTACTTTCCTAATCTTATTGGTGTTTCTCCTAACGACCAAAATTTCGTTAGACGTGTTAAAGAATATCTGAATAATTTTCAGGTTAAAGTTGACAAGCTTGGTCTTCGTCTTAATCTTACTTTCCATTATAATCATTATAAAGATTATCTTGCTTTCAAGAAAAAAGAAGAAGCTATTGAAACCGAATTTGCCCAAGTCAATCGTGGCGATGCTACGGCTCTTAAACGTGCTATTGAGAATAGAATTGTTAAACTCAATGCTCTTGAGTCAACTAAATGGCAATATGGTAATCCGGAAAATGTAGCCGATTATCTTCTTTATCGTCATTGCTTGTTATATTCTGATGTTGCTAAAGACCACTCTCTTATTAACAAAGAGCATATTCGTTTTTATTTTAAAGACGAACAAAAGGAAAACGAGCTTAAAGCTAAGCAACGTCTTGAACTCAACAATGCTAAGCGTAACTTTGTTACTCTTATCGGTAATGACAAAGCGTTTGAAGATGTTTATGTTCAGTACTGTGTATTGAAGAATAAACCTATCATTCCGTCACTTACCGAAGACGACCTTGTTAAACAAGAAAATCTTGACTATTTTAGCCAGAAAGAACCTGCTAAGTTTAATGAGCTTTATACCGACCGTAACATTTCCGTTAAATCTCTGATTGAACGTCTTATTGCTTATGGTATTCTCATTAGACATCCGCATAGTCAAAACATTGTTTCTGCTAATGGTGATTTTATTGGAGCTAATATGAAAGAGGCTACTGCTTGGTTCAAGAACGCTGAAAATGAAGCTACTGTTGCCGCTTACGAAAATCAACTAAAACTTGTTTAAGTTATGGATATAGAACAGATGCACGTCACGTTCAGAGAAGTTGCTCAACGCATGGGGCTGCAAACTGTTCGTGCTATTTTTCCAGAAGATGTTGATATTTGTCTTAATTTTGCCATTATAACCAAAACTCGAAATATCGTTGCAGAGAATGCTCAAACTATTAATGACTTAATTGTTAGAGCTAACGCTGACATTTCTCAACTTAATGCTCTGCGTAATCTTGCTAAGAAAGGAGAAGTATCAGGCTCATTCCTTACGGGGGGTGGTACTGAGCTTCATCCTTTTCTTGCTAAGGTTGATAATAGCGAAGTAATGTTTTATACTCGTTTTGCTATTGGTTATGCTGGTGACAATGCTCTTTACGATTGCCGTATTATTGAAGCTGAATATCTTCAAAGAACGCTTCGAGATTATTGCAATCGTGCTACCAAACAACACCCTGTTTGTGTTGCTGTTTCTATTGACGAGAAACTGAATGTTGAAATATATAATGGTAGTTCTAAGGCTGTTCCTAATATTCTTGTTTACAATTATATTAAGACGCCTAATAAAGTTAGACTTGATGAAGAGAATCCTGCTAACAATGTAAATTGTGATATGCCTGATTATCTTATTCAAGAAATAATTGAACTTGCTGTTCAATATTATAAACAGACTTTTACTCGTCCTAATGAACAAAAAGTAAATTAAAATATTATTAACCATGAGACAATTTCTTTTAGGTAAGAGTGTTGCTTATCCTACTGCTCTTACAAGTCTTGCCGTTGGTCAACTTGCTTTTGTAGCTCTTGTTTCTGGAGTTGAAACTCTTGACAGTGACGGTACTAAGATTAAGGACAAAGGTTATATTTATCTTGGCAAATCTGATGCCAAAGGCGGTAAACTTGTTGTTCCTATTTATAAGAATAACTTCTCTTATTCCAAAATGGTTTATGCTGCTTCTACTCAATATACTGGCAATTTTACTATTGCTGATGTTGTAGCAGGAAGTGACTATACCGTTGTTGTTGTAAAGAAAGGAGTTGGTTTTAATGAACGTAACAAATGGACTGCTACTGTCCGCGCAAAGGCTGCCGATACCGTTGACACTATTGCTGCTGCATTAGCTTCGCAGATTACAGCAAATGTTAGTGCTGGTGTTACTGCTGCTGCTTCCGCTGGTAAAGTTACGGTTACTGCCAAAGAAAAAGGCGTTGATTATGAGCTGACACTTGGCGATGATTTGTTCGGAACTGCTGTTACTCAGACACATGCTACTGCCGCTGTTGCAGATGCTAAGTATATTACCGATTTGGCTATCAAGGCTGCTGCCGATGCTGGTATCGAATATACTTATCAAGATGCTGGTGAGCTGATTTATCCGGACTTCCCGCTTAATCCTTTGGCTCAAGATGATTCCGCCGATACTGGATTTACTGTTTATACAATTCGTTTTGCCGAACCCCGTGAAATGAAGACAGTTGACCAGAGTATTAATCAAATTGTACAAATAGCTGTACCTACTGGTACTGCCGCTATTGCGACTATCGACAAAATCTTGGCTGCACTTGCTGCCTAATATAGTAAGCAAATAATTTGTATAATGCGCAAAGCCACTGTTACTATAAGTATTTATGGTAATAGTGGCTTTTATTGTTTAATACCCATGACCGAAATCGTACCTGCTATTGATTTTATTAATCAAGCTCTTAAAAATTATTCTGTTACTGCTGTTATAATATCGAGTTGTGTTTTTATTCTTTATACTATTATTATAAAAGGAATTGACTATTTTCGTCATAAAGACCAACAAAAGCCTATGATTGAAATGGCTAACTCTGTTAAAGAAGTTAGCAATAACGTTGTAAGACTTAATACTATTCTTGATAAACTTTTTCAAGATGCTCTTCGTAAAGATGTCGAGAAAAGTAAGATTGTAATTGAGCTTTCGTTTTCTAATTTCCAATCAAGAATTGCTCATCTTTGTAGAAATATTATTATAAACAATAATATCGACCTTAATAAGAATCTTGTTATTGCCAATATCAAGCAAACTATTAATGCCGAATATTATAAAGTTTATCATAATCTTTCTCAATATGATATTGATGGTCGTCCGATTTCTTTGTTCCTAAAAGAAGAATGGAAAGAAGATTGTCTTAACAATATACTTGGTATTATTTATAACGGTCAGGAAGAAAAAATCCGTATTAATCAAATATATAATATTCTTTATGTTAAGGTTAATGATTGGATAGTTTATATTAACAATAAATATACCGACTATGAGTAACGATAAAAGGCTCGAACGTATCGGTAATAAACTTCGTAATAATATTAACAATGTTGTTTGTAAAGATGTAGATAAGATAAATCTTGGATTTGTTTCTACCAATCTTTTTGGTAGTTCTTATTTTTATGATGTTATACGTAGTTGTATCGATTACGATATTCTTCTTACCGATAAAGAAAAAGAAAAAATTGATGTAATATTTAATACTTCTGAATATGGAAGATACTGTTTTACATGATATAAAAGTTCCTATTGATTGGGTTTGTACTTATAGACAAATCCAATCTTTGCTTATAGATTATGGAGTATCTGCTATTGCCGGTTGTGATAATGTTTGTAATAACAAAAATAAAGACATTATTCAACTTTGGAACCTTTTTAAAAATGCTGTTTATGTCTATTATCGAGAAGATGTCGATAAAGCAAATCGTATATATGACTTTGTAGTTCGTGGACTTAAAAAGTACACAGATGTCAATGTTGGTACTTCTACTATTCATGTTGAAGATAGTGAAGTTGAAGTTACTTGTACTGGTGACAATCATAAGTTTGCTGATACTAAAACAAGCTATAATTTTCAAGCCAATGATGAAAGTCAATTAGACATTCAAGATGACGGTCTTGGACAAACTCTTTATTTTAATATTAAATCTCAGAAAATTGTTGCTATTGGAACTAAAGAAGAGATTTTTAGTATTGGATATGATTTTGTTCTTGATAATCCTGAAGATGCTACTTGGATTAATTATAGTAGTACAAATAATACTCTTATTATTCGTGAAAATAAATCTAAACTTCGTGTTGCTAAATTTAAGTTAGTTCAATATGAAAGTGGTAATATTCTTGAAGGTAAAGTTACTCAAGATGTAAATGATTATACTTATCGTTATACTATTAATATTGAACCAACTTCTATCGAGATACCTGCCGAGGGTGGTATTAAATTTTTCACAGTTGAGTCTTATAAAGAACTTGTAGATAGCGAAGGCTTTGTAATCGGAGATAAGATTAATGTTCCATACAATGCTTATTCTTCAAGTATTTATTTTAAAGTCAACGGTAATCAAGTAAGTGCCGAAGCTAATACTGAAGAAATTCGTTCTGCTGCTATTATTGTTGAGCGTGACGAAGTTGGTGTTTCTGGAAATAAGAAAATTGATTTATATCAAGATAGTCTTAATAAAGAAATTCGATATAGACTTATTGCTACTGTTGATACTAATACTATTGATTCAGATGGAGTTAATCCTGTTACTTTAACTGTTGAGTCTTATAAAGAAACTTATGTTAATGGAGCTTCTCAAGGAGATAGAACTAATATTCCTTATACAGCTATTTCTGATAAAGGGCTTCTTAAAAATAATACTTCTGATAAAACGAAATGGTATATGTCTGCTAATGATACTACTAATGTTCGTACAGATAGTATTATTGTTAAGCAAATGGAAAGTAATAAGTCTGAAATCATAGATATTAGACAAAATCCTGCTCAAGAAGAAATTAGTTATGTATTTAGTGTTGACCAAGAAAGTTTAACTCCACCTTCTACTGGACAGAACGTTATTCTTAATATTCAGTCTTATAAACAATATTATATTAATGGTAAACCTACAACTAAAACTCCTATTGGTTATACTGGAGTTGTTGTTACTGGTAATGATTTTATAACTATTCAAGAGGGTTTGCCAAATAGTATTACTGTTGCTCCTAATAGTGGAGAAAGCGAAAGAAGTGGTAAAATTCTTTATACTCAACAAGATAACTCTGGTAAAACACTTGAAGTTAGAATTAATCAAACTGGTGCTTCTATTACTTATACTTATCATTTGAGTATTGGCGAAAACGAAGTTTCTCTTATTAATACCGCAGATAGTAAGACTATATCTGTTGAGTCTTATCGACAGAAATATGTCAATGGTAGTCCAGAGGGTGGAAGAGAGAATGTTGATTATTATCTTTCTCAAACAAGTGGCAATGCTAATGAAAGTCAATATGGTGGAGTTACTGCAAGTCCTCAAGGTGAATATATTTATATTACTTCTGAACTTAATCAAACTAACGAAACTGTATCTATTCAATATGATGTTATTCAAACTCAAAGTTCCGGAACTCCTAATGTAGAAAAACTTACTATTACTAAAGCTGCTTCTGCTGTCGAAGACCAATATTTTATCGAAGCTCAAAATACTTGGATTGATGTTGTTGCTTATCCTAATGGAAGTTATGCTTATTTTAATATAACACGTGCTGAAAAGCGACATGTTATTAATGGTAATGTTACTTCTGTTGAAGATAATCTTCATTGGGAACCAAGTTCTGATAGTGATTGGCTTCATGTTGGCAATCAAGATGAAACTTATATTCTTTGTGATGAAAATACTGTTGGTTCTTTTAGAACAGGTAAAATAACTGTTAGACTTGTTGCTTCTAATGATACTAAAGTTGAGATTACTGTTAAACAAGCAGAAGCTACTTTTAGAACTCAAAGAGTTGCTTATCTTCAACAGCATACATTTAATCTTTCTCCTAACAATACAAGTGGAGAAACTACTTACAGATTAATGTATGAAGAAATTAGAAATGGTCGTATTGTTAACGAAAGCGACGAAAGCGACAATTATCAAAGAAATGGTTTATATTGTTATTCTACTACTTCTTGCGGTCAAAGCTGTTCTGATTGGAATTTTACTTCAAATAGTTATATGAAAACCGCTGGAGTTTCGTTTGTTGGTAGTTGGGGAATGGAAGAATGTTTAGCTGCTACTGGTAATTATCGAACTCAAGACGGTAGATACGAAACATATATTAATGCTACTTTTAGAGTTTATGATACCTTAGCTCTTGCAGAATTTAAAACCGCTCGTGCTAATGATTCTATTTATGACTTCTTCTATCATTATATTCCTAAAGAACTTAAATGTGTTTATACTGATTTAGTTAAAATATTTATTAATGCTCATGGAGATAATTATAAACTTCGTAAAGCTGTTTATAATCTTAATCTTTTCCAATCTCTTATTGCCGCTTATTTCTTTGAAGATACCAAGAAGATTAAGCTCTTCCTTGATTGTATTATCGCTTTTGCTAATAATTACTTTAAAGAGAACGATATTCTTTACGAGTATCGTTTGAATGGTATAGAAGAGAATGGTCATGTTTATCTTGATATTCTTCCTTGTCAAGAAAAAACTGATGTTAAGCTTGAACTTGATGCTAAAACTGGACATCTTCGTGAGATTGATAAATCTGCTAACAAACAAGCTATTGATTTTGAAATTAAAGATAATAATTTAATCGCTGTTAATCATGGATATAGAAGAGAAAGACTTGGGGAAAGCAATAGTAACTGTTGCAAGTCCTGAAATTTATGATGCAACGCAGGCTTATGAAAGACTTACTTATGTTAAGCATAATGGACATGTTTATCTTAGTAAGCAAGATGTGCCTGTTGGTGCATCTCCTACGGGGGGTGATAACGATGAATATTGGCTTGATTATGAAATAGCTGCTGCTTCTTGTCGGCTTGGTCGAGCTTATCGTCGTATCACTGATTGGAACGTTGTTAGACCTACTGGTGGAAGTTATGACAATCCACACCCCGTAGAGAAAGAATGGAGTGCTGAACCTACTTCTGCAAATGGTATTCTTTGGTATTCTGAACGTCTTTTTACAGAAGACGGTCGTAATCAAGATGCTGAATGGAGTATGCCTGCTCAGCTTACTTATACTCTTTATACAGAGTTTTATACTTCTAATGTTGAAAAAGAACCAGGTACTCCTGATACTCATCCTCAAAACTGGGTAAAAGGTTATCAAGAAGGTTATATTTGGCTTGCTACACAAGAAGTTTATAATGGTTCTAAACAAGGTTGGGTAGTTACTCTTCTTCGTGGAACTAAAATTGAAAGCGTTGAAGCTACTGTTGATGCAGAAGTAGGTACTCCTGCTGTTGTTGTTATTAATAAAGGAACTGACCTTAATCCAAAGTTTGTATTTCAGTTTACTAATATGAAAGGTGAACATGGAGATAGAGGTAATTATACTTTTATCTTTAATGGAGAAATTAATCCTACTGGAAATAATCAAACTTCTTCTGTTGTAACTCCTACTGGTATTACTCTTGCTGTTGGGGATAATGTTATTGATAATAATGGAGATGTTTATACAGTTCGTGTTATTGGGCCGACTACTTTTGCGGTTATTCAAGATGCTGTTCAAACTATTCGTGGTATTGATACCAAACGTGGAGTTGTTTACATGCGTAGCAATAACGACTCTTCTGTTAAAACTCCGACTGGTGGTTCCTATGATAATCCAGTTCCTACTGAAAGTGCTTGGAGTACTGAGATTCCTGACGGTTCTGCTAAACTTTGGGTTTCTACTCGAATGTTTACTTCTAATGGTAAGAACCAAGAAGAAGCTTGGAGTACTCCTAAGAATTTGACTTATGTTCAATATACTGAAACTTGGTATAGTACTGTTGAGAATAACCCCGGCAATCCTGATGATAATCCGGATAATTGGAGCAAGACAGGTAATAATTTTATTTGGATTGCAGTTCGTACTATCTATAATGGTAGTAAACAAGAATGGAATATAGCTAAAGTTGTCGGTAAGACTGGAGATAAAGGTAATACGGGAAGTATTAAATCTGTTACTGCAACAGTAGATGCAAATGTTGGAACACCTACGGTTACTGCTTCTATTACAGGAGATAAAACCAATGCCGATATTAAATTTGAATTTAAAAATCTCAAAGGTCAAAAAGGAGATAATGGTACTTCTGCTACAATAGAATCTGCTTCTGCTTCTGTTGATAATAATACTGGAACTCCAAGTGTTACTGTTACAGCTGGTGGTACTTCTACTAATCGTACATTTGCTTTTGCTTTTAAGAATTTAAAAGGTGCAAAAGGGGATAAAGGTACAGACGGTAAAAACTTTACCATTCTTGGATATAAAGATACTCTTGAACAACTTCAAACAGATGTTCCAAGTCCTGCTCAAGGCGATGCTTATGGTGTTGGTACTGCTGAACCTTATGAATTATATATTTATGATACTACCAAAGGTTGGATAGCTAATGGAACTATTGGCGGCGGAACTTCTGTTGATGTTGTGGATAATCTTGCTACTGACGATTCAGAAAAAGCTTTGTCTGCTAATATGGGTAAGAAGCTTAATGATGAAAAGCTTGCCAGTGCCGATGTTATTAATGATTTAACAACTAATGATGCTAAGAAAGCATTATCTGCTGCTCAAGGCAAAGTTCTTAACGAAAGCAAAATAGATGATGCTCCTAAAGACGGTAGTCCTTATATGCGTAAAAATGGAGCTTGGAGCGCTTATACTCAAATTGAAGAAGTTTATACTTTTGCACCTACTATTAGTGGAAATAAAATTACTCAAGAAGATTATAACGGTCTTAAAGCAGCAATTGAAGCTGGCAAAATTATTGCTTATGGTCAACAGGGTATGAATGGTAATTATGTAGCTACTTTAAGTGTTTCTATGGAAGATGCCATTCGACTTATGACATTTGCTGGTGATTCTTTCCAAGTTTTTACTGTTACTCCTGATTTAACTTTTACCGGCGAAAGCGAATATCTTATTTTAAAAAATAATACTGCTGAGTATGAAGTAATTGGAGATTATAATCCTGCTCATAAAAAATATGTCGACGAAGCTGTTGTTGCTAATTCATATAAAGTTCTTCCTGGTGAAGTTCTTGATATTACTCAAGGTATGACTTCCGATGATATTTTCAATAAGTTTGGTGGAAAATCAGCATATCTTGATTTTGTTAAGAATACTCCTACTAATTCTATTATACGAGTTGAGGGCGGTGCTCTTTGTGTTGCAAGTATGATTAGTTATACTAATGATAATACAAGTACTCTTGATATTCAGACGCTTGGTCTAAATGCTTCACAATATATAAGAGTTACTGTTAGTGGTGGAACTGCTTCTGCTTTAACAGCTAAATATATTTTTGTAAATGAAAGTGATGTTCTTAAAAAGAATAATACTACCGCTTATACTCCTACACAACATTATCATCCTGCTACAAAAGCTTATGCTGATAATATTGGTTATGGTAGAACTATTACTACCACTGCTGATAAATTTTTAAATACTGCAAATCTTAGTGGAGTTGATGCCGAACAACGAGTAATTGATTTATTTGGTACTATTGATCATTTTAAGAAGGTTGTAGCTAATATTTTAGCTAATCATGTAAGATATTATTTTCATTTTGGTGATAATCCTAATAATGATTGTGTAGAATTAGGTTGTGTAAATGCTTGGAGAGCAAATAATAATAGTTCTCACAAACTGAATTTTATTATTACTTATTATGATGAAAATAATTTATATACTAATCGTATTTCTATTGTAGTAAACAATGATACTGCTACAAGCAAAGTAATTATTGCTTCTCTTGTTAATAGCGATAATGTTGCTACTCTTACTAAGAAAACTTCAACTGAATATTCTAACATTAATCCTAAAGCAGATAATACTGCTTATCTTGTAACAGATGATTAAAATAATTATTATAAAGACAATCGCATTAATCTCGGCAATAATCTTGTCGAGATTAATCTATTTATTAATGTTTAAAAAAATAAAGTTATGGATAATCAGAATGATGTAGCTCTTGCAAATACTATTAATGGGGGGGGGCTTAGGGTAGGAGAAACCAATGTTGGTGCTTTTGTTGGTAGTAATCTTGTTGCTGGTAAAGAGTTTGATTGGAGTAAGCTCTATGCCAATCTTAGCTATATATGGCCTAATGGTGGAACTACTGGTAGTTTTCCTGTTATTATTGCTAATCTTAGTAGCGACTCTGTTCTTCTACAACGTGATGGAGAAACAGAAGAAGTTGCTCCTGGTAAAATTGATTGGTATACTATCGGTGGTCAAGGTCAAGCTATTTCTGAAATTTCTTTATTTAACAAAGATGCTAACGGCAATGGTTCCAGCAAACGAGTTGTTCAATTTTATTCCACAATGTATGCAGAGGGTGAGAGTATTAATTACGGTTTTGCTCATAATCAAATTATGGATAAGAATGAACTAATTAATGATTTTACAAGCAAAGTGTATAAGCAATTTGCTTGGATTGTTTTTATTTTTGATAATTAAATTATGGCTTACGAAAACAATAATGTTCGTGCTGGTGCCAATGGTGCTGGCGTTTATATTGGTAATACTGAAATCATGGGGGGGGGAGTAAATAATATTATAGACAATAATTATACAGCTCCATGTAAAGTTGTTGTTATTAATAATTCTGATAAGACACTTAATGCTTATTTTTATTTTACAAATGGCGATGATGATATTCCTTTTTCTCTTGAACCTAATGGAGTATTATATAAGTCTTTTGATGCTTATAAGGATACTTATTTAAGGTTGTCAGATAATATTAATCAAACAATGAATGTAGTTGTATCTTATGGATATAATGATGGTACTCCTACTGTTGATAGCAGTAATAGTAATGGAGAAACCGAAATTCAATTCATGGGAGATAGCGAAATGAAAGCTACTTATGTATGTATTATTACTCAAATAATTGATTAAAAAAAACCATGTTTTGCTTTTATATTTGATAATTATAAATACATTTGTCTAATCATAATCAAGTTATTGTTAGTCTTGTTGTTTGGCTTATTTATATTATTAATAACAGCGGTTATTATTTGTTTTTGGTTTAGGTTAAAGTTGAACAACAAGCTGCAATAACTTGATTTTTAAAACAATAAACTTATGGATAAACTTATAAATAATGAGGGGGTAAGTTATGATTGCTACTGGCAGTAATGAAGTTCGTCAAGTTTTTGTTGATAACGTATGAATTAGACGTTTCATATTTTGGTTAATTTATTTATTCACTTAAAACTTTTATTATTATGGAAAGAATTAATTTAATGACTTACGGTGTTATTGGTTTTATTTGTGCTCTTATTTTCGGTGTAACTCTTAACGTTGGTTGGGAAGTTATTTTCGTTAATCTGTTTATTGGTTTTGCTACTGCTATTATTAAATGTATGCGGAAAGGCTACGATTTCTATTTTGCTGCTGGTAATTTTGGTTTGCCTGTTTTCGTTGCCGGAATTATTACTTCTATTTGTATAGCTTTATCTATTGCTTAACATGAACTATCTTGATATTGTTATAAGACAAATTCTTGATAACTTTGATTTTGCTTATATGCTTTGTTGTAACATTCTTTGTTTTGTTATGATTAAAGCTCATGATGAATTTAATGGTGCTAAGAAAGTTCCTACTTGGAATAAACGTCTTTATTTGATTGTTTCTATTCTACTTCTTGGTATTGTTTATTATAATGTAGGTGAAGTTAAAGTTACTGTTCTTGTTAATAGTGCTATACTTGCTCCAGTATTTTGGAGTTGGATAGCTGCTCCAGTACTTCGTAGATTTGGAGTTAAATATAAGCAAGTAGATGATGCTTTAAAATAAATAATGAACCTGCCCCGTAGAGGAATCGAGAGATAGCAATGATGTTGCTCTTGGTTTGCATCCTCTACGGGGTGTTATTATCGCTATATTTATGATTATTATTCATACTCGTCATTTTCCTTTTGGAAATTATACAACGATTAATCTTTTTGGTATTCTTTTTACTAAGAATAAAAATCTTTCTAAGCGTACTATTAATCATGAACGTATTCATACTAAACAGATGAAAGAGATGCTATACATCTTTTTCTATTTATGGTATGGTCTTGAATATATAATTATTCGTTTATTTCATTTTAAACAAAATGATGCTTATCATGATGTTAGTCTTGAAGAAGAAGCTCATAACAATGATGATAATCAAGATTATCTATTTATTAGAAAGCATTATACTTGGTTGAAGTATATCCGAATACGTTCTGCGGAATAGTAAAATCGGCTGCGACATGCACGAGGATACGATTTTCCTGCCCAGTATGGGGCGATAATACACGAAATGATTAATCTATCACGAAACGGTTTGCGTAGCGTGGCGAGCCTTAAAACAAGCCGTTTGAATAAAACATATTATTAATAAACATCTTAATCTTAATAAAGCTGTTATGGACAAACTTAAAAAAGTTAATATTTGGAGATTTGTTGAAGGTCTTGGTCTTGACCTTAAACGGAAACAACTTATTGGTAAACTCATTGAAGAAATAGTAGATGCTTCTATTGAGGGAGTTCCTGCTGCTTCTAATGATAATATTGGTGGTATTAAAACCGGTTATACTCAAAATGAAAAGAATTATCCAGTTGCTCTTGATGAAAATAAGAAAGCTTATGTTAACGTTCCTTGGACTGATACCGATACTACTTATAAAGTTATGACTGGAGCAACTTCTACGACTAACGGAAAAGCTGGACTTGTTCCTGAAGCCGCTGCTGGTCAGCAAACTCGTTATCTTCGTGCTGACGGACAATGGATGACCCCGCCTAATCAAACTTATTCTAAAGCAACTGCTGATGCTCTTGGTCTTGTTAAAATTGGATATACCGCTAATGGTAAAAATTATCCAATTCTTCTTGATGCCGACGGTAAAATGTATGTAGCTGTTCCTTGGACTGATACTAAATATACTTTGCCTGCTGCTACTTCCGCTGCTCTTGGTGGAGTTAAACAAGGAGCTGCTGTTGCCGATGCTGCCGCTGATGCAGATGTTGCCGCTCTTGCAACAAAAATCAATGAGCTTATAGCAAGTCTTAAAGCTGCTGGTGTAATCGCTTAAACATAAAGCTTATGAAACAGATTATAATAATTCTGCAAGCAATATTGCAATAGTTGAAAGAACAAACAAAGTTATTAAAAGAATAATTCCTGCTTATGAAAATAATAATTATTATTCTTCAAGCTATTTTAAATCTCGTCCGTAAAAGGCGAGATTTAATTGCTAATAGAAGCAAGATACCGCCTGAATATAGAGATGATGTTGTTGTTTGGTATAGTCCGAAGAAACAAAGACTTACTAATTATGATGTTATTGAAAGTTATGCTGAGGATTTTACTTATTGGACGATTAACAATACAAGTATTACTTCTGCTCAAAAGAAAATAGTTATTCCTGCTGGCACAGAATTGGAATATGTTATAGCTTATAGAGGTTTTAATGCTTCTACTGATGGATTCGATATTAAATATACAGGTAATATTGCTATAACATATAGATACAACAAAGAAGACGGTACAGTAGGTACTATTGCTATTGATAAAAGTGGTATCTATCATTTACCTGCCAGCGTTAGAGCTCAAAAGAATTTTGGCTTTTATTGTAATCCTCAAACAGTAACAGAAGAAGCTACTATTGAGCAACTTCCTACCTCTATTCTTAAAGATTTCAGTGGAAATGGACTTGATGCTTATATGTATGGTTTTCAAGGGAAGTTGAATAGTGGGGTTGGAATTTATTCTGTTGACTTTACTACTTATAATAATAGCGGTAATCAGAATGTCACAGATATTAAACCAAATAGTTTTGTTTTATTAGCTGGTGCACTTTCTCGTTTAGGTTTACCATATTCAAGTATTATAGGAGAATATATTCCTTCTTATGCAATTCGTATTCAAGGTATAAGTGGTGGTACAATTACTTATTATTATAGGAATGAAAATGGAAAGCAACTTACTTATGTAATGGATGCCGATGGTGATTATATATTACCACCTTGTTATTCAGAGGGAACAGAAGGAACTGCTGTAAATATAGTTGCAAATAACAATCGTGAAAACGTTACTATTATCCAAATCCCAGATTATCCTAATCAGCTCTGTTATAGTGGTAAAGAAACTCTTATTGCTTACGACATTCCTCTTTTAACTGATTTTACAGTTATTGCTAAAAGAAAATGGCTCAATGTTAATAAAGGTACATTTATTGTTTATGGCAATCCTTTAAGCGGTGGTATTGAGAATAGTGCTTTTGGCTTTGAATATATTAATGCAGGTGCTCAAAAATTAATTAATACATTTGGTAATTCAAAAATCTTAGATAATTTTTATGAGGGTGATATTAGCTTTATGACTCCTACTAATTATAATGGAAATAATAAAGCTAAAGGTAGTACTCCTAATACTAAAAATACACTTGCTATTGGTAATTATACAGATACTACACAATACGGTTTTATTGGTTGTCATGACGATATTATTATTCTCAAACGTTCTCTTACAATTAACGAAATTAACGATATAACCGAAGCTATATTTAACGAAACCATTATTGAAGAATAAACGAACAACACACCGTAACCTTAACTCTTATTTGCCCGATTAGACACAAGACGAAAGTCTGTTTATTAAAGCTGATATTAATTTGTCAGCAGAAATAAGCAGGCTTTATTTTTATCGGATATTTAATTTCTAAACCTTTTCCTGCTTCCCAGCGTCATGTATTTGTAATTGCAATTATGAGAGAATTATTTATTTTATTATTAATCTTATTAAACTTAACTATTATGATGTTAGTTGATAAAGAAACTGGAAAAGGTTATGTTGAGATGGAGAAAGTTCATCGTGACAAGAAAGAGTATGCTTCTAAGGCAGTTGGTGGAACTGCTCTTGGTCTTAGTATTGGCGCACTTGGTTTACAACTTCTTGGCGGTGGTCTGCTTAACTGTGGCTTATTTGGTAATCGTGCAACAGTAGCTGAAACTGCTGCTATTGCTGGAACTGCTGCTAATGAACATTATCTTGAACGTAAACAATGTGCCGACCAAGTACAATTTGTTAATGACATGTGGCGTTCTACTTATGCGCAGCAAAATCAACGTTTTGAAGATAGACAAACTATTAATCAAGAAATGTTTGGTATTTATAGTACTATGCGTAACGGGTTTGATGTTATTAACGCTACTGCTAATAAAAATGCTTTTGACCTGTACAAGTATTCTCGTGACAGTAAAGATGAACTTGCTGGTCAGATTGGTGAATTGAAAACTGAATTGGCTGTTCTTAAAGCTACTCGTCCGTATCAAGACGCTCTTATCCAGTGTGATATTCGTCGTGTTGCTGAACATGCCGACTTTAATCTGTGGCGTAGAACTTGCCGTATGATTAGCGGTGAAGTTGTTCTTCCGAATACTCCTACCGTTACTGGTTACGCAAGCTATAATCCTTGTGCTTGCCCTGCTACTACACCTGCGCCTACTACGGCTGCGTAAAACAATAATAGAGGAGCAGAGAGTGGTAATCTTTCTGCTCCTCTTAATTTAAATTCTTATATTATGCCATTTCCACAATATCAAGTTAATCTTGGATACGACCCACTTCTTGCTGGCATGAATACTCCTGTTGATTATATATCTCAATTAGATGCTCAAATTCAGCAGTTGAATAATGCTAAAGCACAACTTCAATCTCAACTTGGAAATCCTAATCAAAATATGCAACCAACTCGACCTGCTCAGCCTCAACAAGCTGTACAACAAATTAGTCTTTGGGATGAGATTGATAAAGAAGTTTGTTCTTTGAATAATGACCAACAAGCTATTCTCGCTAAAGATGATGTTTATAATAATGTATCTGCTGAACTTCAAATGCTTATTCAGCAAGAACTTATTAATTCTGTTCGCGATAAAGTAGCTAACTCTCCTCGTGGTAAGGAACTTCTTGAAAAACAACTTAACAATATACGTGCCAAGAAAGATAGTATTATTGAAGAAGCTAATAAAGAATTAGAACTTTTCAAGAAGTTTCAGATAGCTGCTCAAGCTAACCCTAAACTTACCTATGTTGATTTTTGTAACAATATTAAAAATAAAGAAGTATGATACAACGTGAAGTTATAATTAATAAACTTGTTGAGTTTTATACTGGTAAAGTAGATGAACTTGCCAATCAAAATGCTCTTATAATGATTTTCCGACCCTTTATTGACAAAGCTGCCGATAAAAGTATTGGCAAAGTTGATAAGTTTCTTAAGATGATACAAGAAGAAGATGGTACTGTTGATATAGAACCGCTTCTTGGCAAAATGACAGATAATCTTATTGTTGCTGCTACGAAAGAATATCCCGATTTGTTTGGTGGTGTTACTATTGGTAACGGCAAAATTAAGATTGGAGTTCCCGGCATTGACAAGGATATTATTCTTGAAGCTGCCGACATCGACCATTTTAAAAGTTGTTTAAAATAAGTTTCTTTCACGAAATTACTAAAACTGTAATTGTCGATTTAATTGTGAACGGTAATATGTTGTGAAAACATGTTACCGTTTTATTTTTATCTTGCTGATAACATGGAAGTTATTATTAATAATGTATTTTTGTGTTATTAATGTTATTAATCCTAATCATCCTATGGCAACGCTTAATCAATTAATTAGTGAGATTGCTCATGCTGCTGGTTCTCCGAATACCCTTGCAGTTCGTCGAAATATTCGGCAGGCAATTATTCATACTCGTAATGAACTTATTCGGCAAAGTTATGAACGTCACGGTTATACTGACAAAGGTCTTGAACAACGTTTTAGACTTGAACTTATAGATGTTCCTGATGGTGATGTTTATGGTACTAAAGATTTAAATCTTCCTCTTATTAAACGAACTAAAAATAAAGTTCCTCGTCCGGTTCGTCTTATTAACAATACTCCTTTTCAATCTATTCGTACTTCCGGTATATATAATCTTTCTGTTCCTTTTGTACGTGAACATGCTGCTCAATTTTATAATCAACTTATCGGTCTTTGTCGTATTCTTCGTTACGACTATATAAATGAATATCTTTATATTTATAGCAATAGTAATGATATTCTTGACAACGTTAATTATATTACTGTTGAATCTCCTTTTGAATATCCGCATCTTATTAAAGAAGAAACTGTTGAAGCTGCTGGAGAATATCATTATTCTGATTATGACGACAGTGAAGAACTTGATGATAATGAATTTCTTCTTCCTGAAGATATGATTGGTCAAATTAAGGATATTATTTTTAAACGTAATCTTCTTAATGTTGCACGTGAAGGAAATGAAACACCTGTTGAAAATCTAACTCGTTAATCTATGCGTCCAGATATTGATATTAAATACTATTATGGTAAATTCATAGAGGATGCTAATAAAGCCTATGATATTAACAAAGAAGATTATGATAATCTTATTAATCTTCGTAAAAGGCTTTATCGACTTGTTGCTAATAAAAAAGCGATTATAAACGAGTTCTTTAATCTTGATATAAATAATATTGGTGACGACAATGAAATTAATGCTGTTGATTTCGATGCTTGTCGTGCTAAAACTCGTACTTCTGAGTTTGTTACTACTGATGTTCATAAACGTCTTACTTATCTTAATTTCCTAAAGTATCTACAAGTTCAAAAGAACGTTTACGGTGTTACTCAAAGTCTTAAACTTGAAGAACGTAAAAAGAGGCTTACTATTACTGAATATAGAAAACTTGTTCAACGTTTTTATAACTATGGAGTTATGAAATGTATTCTTGAAGGTTATGCTTATCAAGTTGCCGGTGGTCTTGGCAATATTGTTTGCAATCGTTGGAAAGTTACTTCTAAGAAACCTGTTATTGATTTTAATGCTACTAATAAAAAGAAACGAGAAATTCTTACTGCTGGTAAAAAACTTTATAATGAAGACGAAGCTGCTGCTTGCAAACTCCGTGGTATTAAGTATGACGGTGTTCCTTATAAAGTTTATAAAACTAATGATTATTATTATGAATTTAAACTTATTGATAATAGTCGTTATAAAAACGTTAATATTAAGTTTGAACGTAAAGATAGAATTGATTTTAAATATCGTGGTATGAGCCAAGAAGAAATTGCTGCTATGTGTAAAACTGTTGATGATATTTATCATACCAAATTTGATATGAGATTTAAACTTGGTATTCTTCTTTCTTTTGAACCTATGTCTTATCTAAATTTTATTAGAAATGCAGAACAAAAAGAATATAGTCTTGGAGCACATAATAGCCAAAATAGACAACGATTTCAATCCTGACAACAGTGACTGGATTGCTCGTGTTCCTGCTTGGTGTTTCGATGCAATGAGCCAACTTAAAGTTCTTAGAACTACATATAAAAAACGAACTCTTCCTGTAAGAAATCGTATTGTTCACAGCCCTTGTCCTATTACTAATAGCAAGGGTTTTGCTGTTTATGATAGTAATGGTTGTGAGGTTCGTTCTCTTAGAGAGAGTAAAGCTGGATGTTCATGTTCATCCTCTACGGGGGGTGATAGTAGTGAACTTGATAACACTCAACTTAGTGGTTCTAATACTGTTTATGTTACTGATGGAGCTTCTGATAAAGATTATATCGGAGCTGTTTCTGAACATGTTAATACAGACGTTTTTAATAGACGGCATAGAGTTGGTGACCAATATATCTCCCCCGTAGAGGATAATCGGAACTATATCATTGTTGATAATAATACTATTGAACTTAATTGGGATGCTCGTGAAATTACTATTCGTAATCTTGAAATAGAAACCGAATATAGTAATTATTTTCAAGGAGAAATTCCAGTTGTTCCTAACAATGGTATTCTTATTGAAGCTCTTGCTTATTACTGTATGTATAAGATGCTTACTCGTGGTATGAAGCATCCTGTTTTTAATCTTGCTGCTTCTCAATATGGAACTAATCCTTATTATATGTGGATGCAACTTAAAGATAAAGCCAAAGCTTCTGTTATTGCTGATGCTCAAAATGAAAATGATTATGCTGGCGATGCTTGGCGTTCTTATTTTTACAATTATACATTTCCTAAATAATTACTGCTATGAGAATTAATCAAAAACTTAATTTTGATAGTCCTTATGAAAATCTTAAAGAAGGCGACTTAGTTCATGCTGGTAATATAATGATTGATAAAGATACTGAAACTATTTGTAATGAACCTGGTCTTATTGATTATTATCTTCATGGAGTTAATGCTAAAATAGTTGGTCACATTGAATGTAACGAAGAGTTTCTTGTTTTCTTTAATAACAATGATATTTATCGTGTTGATATTAGAAAGCCGATAGGTTCTAATAATCCTGTTAAAGTTGGTATTAATTGGCATTGGTGTGGTGGTGAAGTTTTTGGTACTTATACTTATAATGTTAACAATGAACTTATAGTTTGTATTAGCGAACTTAATCCCACAGAAGATTGTCCTCTTAAAAGTATCAATATTGATAAAGATGTTGACTTATATCAATATACTCAAAATAGTGATGAACTATATACAGAATTAGCTACTGCTCCTATTTCTAATTTTGGTGATGTTAAATTTGTTAATGGTAATCGTATTAAGAAAGGTACTTATATTTTCTTTATACGTTATTGGATTGATAATTATTATAATACTATTTGGTTTCCTATTGGTTATCCTGTTCAAGTAACAGACTTAGAAGCTCTTACTACTCCTAAAACAGTTTTCAATTATAATGCTGGTGACGGTAAAGGTAGTGGTAAAATTCAAGATTACTATTCAGAAGACGATGATTATACTAATACTAATCTTCTTGTTCAAGTTCGTATATTTACTGATACAAGACAGAATTATACTAAATATCAGCTTGCTGCTATCGTAAATGGAAATGCTTCTACTGAAGCTGTTGTTTGGGATAAGAAAAGTATTGGTACTATGGTTGAGTTTACAATTGATAATAGTTTTGAAACTATGTCACTTGAAGAACTTACTAATGAACCTTTTAATTTTTATAATGTTAAAACTCTTGATAATTATCGTAATAGAGTTTATCTTGCTAATTATAAAATTGCTAACAAAAACAAACCGTTTTTAAATGAAACTGATTATGGACAGCTTCTTGCTAAAATGGGAAACGTTGTTATAACTGCTGTTGATAGAGATGAAGGTGATTATCCGGAAGTTTCCGAAGCTATTAATTTCTTTAAACCTAAGCCTGGTCGTCGTGGAGTTTATTGTTTCTTTATTCATTATGTTTATGCAAATGGAACTTATACAGATGGTGTTCCTATTTTAACTTCCAATAGTGGAACTCCTTCTGTTGATGGAACTAAACTTACTTGTACTATTTTTGGAAGTGATAATAATAGATTTTGCCGTTGTGTTTGTCCTGCCGATAAAATCGCTCTTGGTGGAATTGTCTTTGAACATATTCCTATGCTTGAGGGTTTTGTTGGCTATTTTATTAGTTATGCTGAACCTGAATATGTTGAAATTGGCAGTGGTTTTATAACTCAAGCTGACAAATATCTTTATGATGTCAAAGGACAAAATACTGGTAGTGCAGATAGTCCTTGTCGTTTTAATTATCCTGAGTTTAGTATTGTTGGTGGTAAAACTGATGCTAATAAAATAAGTGAAGTTTGTTACTTCCAATATACCGATGACGGTAATCTTAATACTCGTCTTAACAATCCTACTGCCGCAAATGCAAGCACTGGTATTAATTCTACTTCTATTCTTCCGCCTAATAGTTTTGATAATATTGGTAAAGAGGGTGTTCTTAAAATTCAGCTTTCGTCTGGTTTTAATGACCATCACGGTACTACTCTTTGTGATGTTTATACCGATGATTATTCAGAGCTTTATAGAGATGCAGATAAGAATCTTGTTTCTCTTGGTTATATAGAATATGTTAAAGAATATGACCCTAATGCTAATTATACTTATGGCAAATCTACTGTAAAAGTTAATAATGCTACTGTTAAAGTTAATTATGCTTGGAATTATTATTGGAATGTTAGTACAATATTTACTTTTCATCCTCATGGTATTATCTTTAGTGATGTAGATTGGAATCCTTATGATGCTACTACTGGAACTAAATTTTATGGTAGTAGCGATACTGTTGCTAATAAACCTTTGATTTATTCTTTTACTTTTGTTCATGAAAGTCATTATTTTCTTATGGGGAAGAAAGTTAATATGTCCCCTCGTACTGTTTATTATAATTATAATGACGGTTCTGAAAATACTCAAGGTTCTAATCTTATTGTAGACCCTTCTCGTATTAACGATTTGTATAATCTTACTTCTAATTATTATTCTTTCTATCGTCGTATTATTATTAATTATAATAAAACTAATGAGCTTTATAAGCGTGAACAATATTCCAAAACTGTTTATCGTACTAACGTTATCGGCGATGAAAGTGTTGTTAATGCTTGGAAGCATATATCTCCTGAAAGTTATAAGATTATAAGTGAGAATAAAGGCGATATTACTAATATTGTTGCTGCTGGTACTTATCTTCTTGTTCATACAGAGAAAAGTCTTTTTGCTTTTGATATTAATAACGAACTTAAAACAAACGAGCAAACAGTTCAGATGTTAATGCCAGATATATTTGAAGTTGATTATAAAGAAGTCTTTACTACTAAGTTTGGTATTTGTGGTTTCCAAGATTTTATTTCTTATATCAATGGAGATTTTGGCTATATCTTTTATGATTCTAATGCTCGTAAGTTTTATAAATTTGATGCTGGTTCTGTTGAAGAAATCAATAACGATATAACTAAGTTTGTTGAAGCTTATACTGCCGACCGTGTTTATATCGGTTATGATTCTGTTAATGCTCGTCTTTTATTTAACTTTATGAAGAAAGATTCTACTGGTACTTGGAAATCTTGTATTCTTAGTTATAGTCTTTATAATAATGATTGGCTTAGTACTCATAGTTATACTTCTGATTATAAATTTATTAGTCTTAAAGATAACTTTTATCTTATAGATTTTACTAATAGTTATTATCGTATTCGTCAATTTACTAAAGATGTATATAACGAATATGAAGATGATGTACTAAATGAGTTTATGAATAATGAACTTATTGGCGGTAATACTTGTTCTTATATTGATGTTTATTTTAATTCTACTAATCCTAATGATATTAAGATTGTTAACTTTATAACTTATATGCTGAATAAAGAAAAAGATGACTATTTTGATGTTCTTGGTTGTTATCTTTATACTAATTGTTGTTATTCAGATTACTGTAATCTTAACGAAGAACGTGCTTCTGTTGCTGAATATAAGAAGCCTGTTTATGAATTTGGTCGTTGGAATTTTAATTGGTTTTATAATAAACTTAGAAGTTATAAAGAGCAAGAAATATTTGGTCGTATTACTGGCAAATATAACAATGAACTTGAATATAATCAAACTGCTGTTGATGCCAAACTTATGGTTGGTAAATATGTCATTGTTCGTTTTGTTTTTAGAAATACTAATAAAAAAGTTTTAATTAAAGATATACAAGCTTATTTCAATACATAAGATATGGAAAAGAAATATTATGATAGAGGTCGTGATAAAGCATTTATTGGTGCTGCTATTGGTGCTGTCGGTGGAATTATCGGTGGTATTTTAGGTAATAAGAAGAAAAAGAAACAAGCTGCTGCTCAAGCCGAAGCTGAAAGAATAAATGCTCTTAATCAACAAAATGCTATTGATACACAGTATCAAAATCAACAAGCTGCTATTGATGCTCAATATGAGCAAAATGTTTTAAATGTACAAGCGCAAGAAAAGCTTAATCGTGAACAGAATGAGCTTGCTGCTAAGAAGACTGGTATCGAAAACGCTGCCGGTCTTACTGCGTTATATGCTAATCAAGCCGAACTTGATAAAGAATTTCGTAACCGTTTTATGGCTTGTGGTGGTAAGCGTAAACTTCGTAAATGCGGTGGACGTAGTAAAGCTGCTTGCGGCACAGCCACTCCCCGTAAGGGAAGAAGCAAAGCTGGTCTTGGCTCGTTTATGCAATCCTCTACGGGGCAGTTACTTGGTAATGTTGTTGGTGGTGTTAGTTCTGGTATTGGTAGTATATTTGCTAATACAGGAGCAACTTATACTCCAACTGCTACTAAGCTTAACTATCGCACTAATACTTATAGAACTTATGACCCTGCTGATTTAGAAGTTTATGACGGTATTACTGACAAATTTACTGGTCGTCAAGTTGGAGAAAATAAAGCAAGTTATGCTAATGCTCAAAACAATAATATGGTTGCCATGAATACTCTTGGTCAAGCTCCTACTGCTGCTATTACTGCTGGAAGCAATACCACGTATCAGCCTCGTTATCGCAATGGCGGGCGTAAAAAGTTAGTGAAACGTGCCCGCTAATGGCATAGACTTTCGCTGTATGGCATTTTATCCTCGAAAATGATTAATCTATCACGATTGAGATAAAATGCCGTGGCGAGCCTTAAAATGAATATTTTAAAATTATTGATATGAGAAAGATTAATAATCGAAAAAGTCTTATATTAGCGGCTGGTGGCGGTAAATATGTTCCTAATATAGTTCGTGGCGGAAATGCTATTCCTCTTGGTAATAACTTTTATTACATAAAAGGTAGGAAACATTCTGCTGGTGGAGTTGATATTGGTGCTGACCCAAAAACTGGTCTTGAAGTTGAGGGAGAAGAAGTTATGAAAGTTACTCCTAAAGAAGTTCGTGTTTATTCTTCTGTTCCTTTTCTTCAAGGCAATAGTCCAGCCGAACTTGTAATGGGTGGAGCTAATCCCGATGCTGTTTTTAATGCTCAAGAAGAATTTAAAGATAGAAATCGTATTAACGATGATGGTACTAAATATGAAAATGGTGGTAAAATTTATGATGCGTCAAAGAATTATGAAAGAGCTGCAAAAGCTCGCGAATGGACAGATGCCCTTGTTGGTTTATTTGACCCTACTCCTATTTCTGGGGTTCTCGATATCATTAATGCTCGCAATAATGATAGAAGTAATGCCGAAATGGTTTTGGCTGGTTTGTCTGTGCTTCCTGGTGGTAGTGTACTTAGTAAGCTTACTCGGGGACTTGGGCGTCTTACCAAAAACCAATCCCTTATTAAAGAAGGTAAGAAAATTTCTGATGTTGTAAATCGCGATAAAACTCTTCAAAAGGCTATTAATTCTTTTAATCAATCTGCTCGTGATGGAACTTTAGCAGAACGAATGCGTAGAAGAGAAATATATACTCCTGGGGGTGATATTGACCTTGATAGAATTCAAGGCGAACATATTAAAAATTACAACAAAGCTATTCATTATTTTGATAGATATAATAAACTTAGTGATAGTAATTGGGCTAATTATGAAAATTTTGCTGCTGCAAGTAGAGGTATAAATACTACTGTTGATGCTTATAATATCGGTAAAGAATCTGTTAATCTTGTAACAGATGAAAATAAAACTAATAAAAAGAAATTAGGTGGAAATGGAAGAGTTACTAACGTTGACGGAAAACAATCCGATAGATATAAAAATGATAATAATAATGATATTAACCAACATTTTGTTTTACGGAGTCTTAATCGCAATAATGTTGGGAATAATAAGACTGTTACAGACATCCTCACTAAAGATGGAATTGCTATTAGATTTGAAGAAGCTCCTTATTCCAAAGTTGATTCTTTGGTGGCTAATAGTATCATTGGCGATAAATCTCTTTGGAACGCTCATCATTTGGTTAAGTCTGTTCGTGCTGGGTTAACTTCTAATCCTTTTAAGTATATTTACAATACTGTTGAAAATGTTACTAATGGTGTTTATGAAGAACTTCTTGGTAATATTATAGGAAAAGATAAAGCTATTGATGTAAAATTTCATGGTAATATTAATAAAAAAGAATTGGGTGGCAATAAAACTATCGTCCAGCAAGACGCTATTGCCAATTATAAACCAGATTTAAAATACAATAATTATGAAAATTTTGAAAAAGCTAAAAGTAATGCTTTTGACCGTGCTTTGGAAGATTCTCGATTGCAGCGGAAACTTCTTAAAGCCTCTGTACAAATTGCTGACCCTACTGGTCTTAGTACATCTGTCCCTGCCATTATTAAAGGAATTACCGGTAATAGTGTCCCTTCTGATTGGCTTGATGTACTGGGGAGCGTTCCTCGTGTACGCAGCTTGTCTAATCTCTTACGTTATAGAAAAAATAGAGGAGATTTTTCTAAAGCCGTAATACTTAAAGATAAAGAAAATGAATATCGTCATTTAGCAGACGAATTTGTTGATTATGCTACTAAAAATATAGACGGCAAAAATGCTGAATATGCTAAACGAACAATAAAACAAGCTAATGATATTCTTAAAGAATATAGAAAAGCTGATAAAATTATTAATCCTATTGAAAATGCTCAGTATGCTGTTCGTGGAGTTATTCAAAATCAAGATATAAGAGATGCTATTGATAGCAGAGCTAATAAAAAACTATTAGGCGGTAATCTTCCTACTAACCAAAATGATTTTCTTGATACTTGGAATGCTTCTCGATTAGCTACTGGACGTTACAATAATCAATTAGGAGATGGTCGTCTTGAACGTCAAGCTGAAAGTCGTAATACTGCTCGTGAATTTCATTCTCCTATTGGTTTTGCTATGAATTATGGCAAACGTGCTGCTATTCGTACTCCTTCTATGAGCGATATTGATTATCGTAAAGAGATTGCTCGCAATGCTCAAAGTATGAAGCTTAGACTTAATACTCCAGAAACTGGTCAAGGAGTTATTGGTGGTGCTTATCATGCTCCTACGCATAGTAGTTATGTTAATCAAGAAGAATTTACTAAAGACTCTACTGTTCGTACTCACGAAAATGCTCATGCTTCTCGTGCTACTGAACAAGAACAAGTAATTAGTGATATACTTGGAAGTTCAAGTTCTTCTACTTATCTTCGTCGTCCTACCGAAGTTTATTCTCGTTTGATGCAGTTCCGTCAAGCTAATAATCTTGACCCTAATACTGTTTATGACAAAGATAGTTTTCGAGAACTTCGTAAAACTGCTACTGATTATAATCTTATTAATACTTTTAAAGAAGACGAAGTAATTGATTTGCTTAATAACGTTGCTATGCACAATGACCCTAATCAACTTAATCTTAACAATATAAATCTTAACACCGTTCCTGTTTATGCTGCTAAATATGGAACAAAACGTAAATCTAAAATGGGAAAAGTTATTTCTATAAATGGTAATGTTCGCAATGGTTTAATTCATACTCCGTCACGTGAAGCTTTTGCTTATGGTGGTGAAAGAAAACCTCGTTTTAATGGACGTTATTCTAAACCTGGACTTCATAATCTTAGTCTTTTGGCTTCTGCTATAATTATGCCAAAAGGTACTATTGACAAAGAACCTGAAAAACCTCGTAGGGTTGGTTGGGCTGATTTACATAATCGTTTAGTTACTGCTGATATTTCTCAAAAACCTTTGGATGCTAAACGAGATAATACTTCTGTTGCACATGTTATTTCTGAAACTGAAAAAAGAACTCGTAAGTTTAGTATTGGTGGTCGAGCTAAAGCTAAAGTTGGTAGTGGTTTTAGAATTAATGATAAAAAATATAATGTAGGAGATACTGTTAATTATAAAGGTCAACAATATCTTGTAACTGATAGAAACGAAGCTATTCCTCTTCCTAATACAAATTCTAATATTATAGATGATGATATTAATATTCCTACTACTAATATTACTACTCCCCAACTTGCTCGTAATATAGTTAATGGTCTTGCAAATAATGCTCCTACTTATAAGAAAAATGGAGAAACTCATTACTTTGTTGAAGCTCCTGCTGTTAGCATTCCTGATTCTGATTATGATATGGATGCTCTTCAAAGAATGATACTAAATCTTCCTGTTGGTACAAGAAGTAATACTTCTTTATCCTCTACGGGGGGTGGTAGCAGCAAATCTGGTATTCCTGTTGCTCGTACTCTTGATAATTCTAAAGTTACGCCTGCGTCAAATACCGAAATGGCTGGTATTACTCGTAGTTTAGCTCCTACTGTTGTTAATCGTCTTACTAAAAACATTAATAACGATTTGAATTATCTTCCCGTTCAAGAAGATATTGCCAAAACTCGAAATCTTGATAATATTCAATTTGGTATTAATCTTGGTTCGTCTGCTGTGGATGCTCTTACGAGTAATATTTTTGTTAATCAACTTCATAGTTATACTCCGCCTACTATTACTGCTCCTACTATTTCTAATCCTGGCGAGATTAAACTTAATGAAGAAGATTTGAAAGATATTCCTGAACCTATTTTAATGGCTGCTGTTAAACTTAAAACTCGTTATAATGCTAATCCTCAGCTCGCTAAAATAGAAGATGAAACTCGTCGTACTATGCGAGATATTGACCGCAATACTTCTAACAGTCGTGTAGGTCTTGCTCGTAAACAGCTTGCTGCTCTTCGTGGACAAGAAGCTAAGAATCAAGTTTATGCTCAGAAAGAGAATATTGAAACTGAATTGATTAACAAAGACAAACTTAATCAGCAAGAAGTTACTGCTCGTAATCTTGCTCGTTATGACCAATATAATCAAGCACTTGCTGCTCAAATGGCTAATCGTGCTCGTCTTCGTCTTGCTGCTGATACAGCCAATGTTCAGAATAGACTTGCTGTTTCTACTGCAAATGCTAATCTTAAAGCACAAGCTGACCAATTTAATGCTGGTAATAGAATTAATTCTCTTATTCATCAAGCCGGAATTGATGGAGCTAAAGCCGAAGCAAGAGCTAATATTGTTAGTAGTCTGCTTGGAAATGTCGGTTCTGCTTTTGATGTTTGGAATAGAAACAAACGTCAAGCTAAGCTTGATGAAGAAACTCTGAAAGTTCTTGGTCTTCGTGCTCCAAATGTGAATAAGCTTATGTTACGTACTCTTGGTATTAATAAATAAAATTATATACTATGCCTCTTGGAAGTTTTAAAACTGTTGATTATACTTATGTTCCAAAACATAATCTTGAAGTTATTGGACAAACTTATGATTATCTTCAAAATCGTCACGATGTTGCTGTTGCTCAAGAAAGCGAATTGAAAAAGCAAATCGGTCAACTTGAACTTAATGCTCAAGAAGATGAATTTAAACAGCTTCTTGTCAATAATGTTCAGAGTAAGATTAATGATGCTATGATTGACGATTTTAAAGGTTATGCTCTTGATGATATTGTTGCTGAAGCTGGTAATCTTATGTCTGACCCAAGAGTTCTTGGTCGTCTTCGTGCTCAACAACAATATAAAGCTTATCAAGATAATCTTAATGCTCGTACTGATTTATCAGAAGATTATAAAAATTATTATCGTCAAGCTAACACTTATCATTATGAAGATAAACTTGATGCTGCTGGAAATGTTATTGGTGGTACTGAATGGAAACCTGCTGAACAAGAAGTTAGTGAAATACCTACTTCTGTTATTTATAATCAAGCTTTGAAAATGGTTCAAGAAGATGCTGGTAGCGGTGAAAGTTATACTTTCCTTGATACTAATGGTAAACCCACTGATGATTTTACTCAATCTGCTACTGGAGAAATCTTTATGAAACAAGGTACTAAGTATAATAGACTTAGTACTGAAAAGCTTCAAGCTGCTATTGACGCAGCTATTGAGGGAACTCCTGGTGCCAAAGCCAGTCTTCAACAAGATTATAAGATTGCTATGTGGAAAGACCAAACACAAGGTAAGAACGCTGATGTTCGTGACCATAATGGTAATCTTTTAAACGAGCAAGAATTTATTAATCGTCGTTTTAATAATTTTATTAAAGCTGCTACTTATAACCGTGTTTATGGTAGTGCTGAATTTGGAACCGCTCTTCAGTCTGCAAGAAAGCTTGCTGCTGGAAGCGGTGCTGCTGTTTCAGATATGAGCTTTCCTAACCAAATGTATGACGCTCCAAGCATTACTGTTAAAAACCAAAGTGCTATTAACGCTCGTGGAAATATCCAATCTAATAAAGCAGCTCTTGGTGAAGTCTTTGCTCGTAATGGTATTAACGCTGATGTAAATACTCTTACTCCTGATGCTTTACGTCAACAAGTAGACGCTATGCCTAACGGTATGGATAAGCTTATTGCTCTTAAAGCTGTTAAATCTATTTCAGACGACCAAGAATTTCTCGATAATCTTCTTGGTGTTCAGAAAGGAACAGAAGCTGGTGACGCTTTTGAAATGTACACAGCTCTTAGTTCCGGTACTGATTTACCCGCTGATAATAGGTTTAGAAACGCTGTTAATCATTATAACGATGTTATATTTGACCCCGAAACTACTGCCGTTCGTCAATACGTTAGTGAAGACGAATATGCCACTTTAGTTAAAAATGCTGGTGGTGATGCTGCAATTAGAGCTCTTGGTATTAAAGTTGGACGTGCTAATGGTAAGCAATATGTAGAACTTCCTCGTGAATATAAAAATAATTTGTTTACTTTTGCTAAAGTTATTCGTGATGCAAGAAATGAACATAATAGTTTCTTTAGTGATGCTTTTCAAGGAATTATTGCTCCTATAAAAGCAGCTTTTGGAAATGATGATAAAAGTAAAATTGGTTCAAATGCTGTTCGAGTAAAAAGTGACGGTACGACCGATGATGTTGTTACAGATACTACTATACCCAATCAATTAGCTGGAGATTTTGGCACACGTGGTGTTCTTTCTGGCGTTATAACTAATTTTGCTAATTTTGGTGACGAACTCAGCAACAATGCCGATGCTGTAATAGAACAAGAAGTTGCTGTTCCTACTCAATATTCTCCTAATGCTACACCTGCCCAAGCACAAGCCGAATATAATATCAAGCATGGTATTGGTAAGCGTGAAGATAACAATGCTATTATGAATATTGAAGATGACCGTTTCTATCAAGGTATTGGTAATATTGATTTAACTCAAAGTCCTAATACTTATATTTACGATGAAGATTTGAATACTTATCGTGAAATGGATACGGAAGAAGAACTTAAATATACTAATCTTCTTGCTAACGCTAAAGAAAATGTTGTTACTAAAGGTATAACTCCTTTTAATAATTCTATTCAAGCTATTGTTAGTGTCAAAGACCCAAAGAAACCTAATGACGCTCCTAAACGTATTCGTTTTGACCTTAATCCTGTTATGACTAAAGAATGGATGCAAGATACTAATATTAAAGCTGGTATGCGTACACAAAATCTTCGTAGTTATAAACAGCAATTTAATATTGGCAATAGTCCTTATGATGCTAATATTGGTAAATATCGAATTACTCCAGACCTTGACCTTGTTAATGTAACAAATAATCAAGTTATTCGTAGTCTTAGTCCTATGGAAGCTCAAGACTTGATTGAAAAGAGTATTCGACTTGAAGATTTAGGAGATGCTTATGTTACTGGAAATGCTCCTAATACTGCTTATACTCAAGCCATTATTAATAGTATTTCTCAAGCATATTCTCAATATCTTTATGGTACTACTGATTATGCTGGCAATATATCAAATATTATTAATAGGAACTTAACTAATTATAGATAACATGGATGTATTAAAGTTTTTACAAGAGGGAAATAGAGTTCCAAATCCTGATTATAATCCTAAAACTAAAAAGGGGGCACTTCAGCCCCCGTTTCTCGTTAATATAGATACTGAGGGCAGTAGTACTACTGGACTTACAAAACAATTTACAGAAGGACTTAGTTATCGTAACGCACCTATTAATCTTCATCCAAAAGATTATGCTCCTTACGATGTTTATGTAAATAACTTTGATGATGAAGAAACTCTTAATTTAGAGCGTGCTAAAAATCAAAGTAATATTGGTCAAGCTATTTATGCTCTCGGTAGAACCTTAAATACTATTACTGTTGGAACTGTTGTTGGTGCAGCCGATGTAGTATCTGTTTTAGTAGATGCTTTAAATGAGGATGGTTTTAATTATGAACGTCCTGAAGTTATTCAAGCTTTATCTGATTTCAAAGATGCCATAGATGCTCGTATGCCTCTGTATCGTGAAAATCCAGATAAAGCTTTTGACTTTGCTGATATGGCTTGGTGGGCTGAAATGGCTCCAAGTATTGCTTCATCACTTACTCTTATGGTTCCTGGTGTTGGAGTTACTAAAGGTTTAAGTGCTGTTGGCAAACTTCTTAATCTTTCAAAGAATGCTACTAAAGCTGCTAATCTCGTTAACATGGGACAAAAAACTCGTGATGTTATTGCTACTGGTGGTAAACTTCTTACTCAAGGTGCTACTATGCGTTTGCTTGAGAATTATCAAGAAGCTATTGGTACTAAAGAAAATGCTAAAGAATATGCTTTAGGCGAACTTCAAAATATGACTCCTGAGCAGCGTATTGAATTTAATAAAAATAATCCTCAATATGCTGAAATGGACGATAATTCTATTGCAGAAGATATTGCAACCAATGCTGCCGATGTTACTTTTAACACTGACTGGTGGAATATTGGTTTTGATGTTTTCCAGCTTTATGGTTTGCGCAAACTTGCAAGTGCTCCTTTAGCTGTTGGTAAGAGTGCTAATCTTCGTAACCTTAACGAAGCTGTTACTCGTAGATTTGGAATGACTGCCACAGAAGCTGCTGATGATGCCGCTCGAGTTGTTACTCGTCTTGATAAAGCTAAGCAAGTTATGTCTAATCTCGGTTATGATATTCTTCATGGTGTTCGTAACGAATGGACAGAGGGTGTTGAAGAAGCTGTTAACTATGTTGCTTCTGAGAAAGGTATGGAGCTTGCTCGATATGTTTTTGATAAAGATACTCCTATTAAAGATTTCACTGATTATCTTACCGACCCTCACATGTGGGAAAGTGCTTTTTGGGGAGTTCTTGGTGGCGTAGTTTTCAGTGCTGGTGCTGAAAGTGTTGGTGGTCTTTATAATCGTAAATTTAATAAAGAATTTGTTAGTGCTGAGAAACAACGAGAGAATGAAATTAATAATCGTGAACTCGTTGCACAGCAATATCAACAACAAATTAAAAAGATTAATGAAGATAATGTTAATCCTTTTGCTACTGATGAAAGTGGAAATAATCCTGTTATTTCTAATAATGCTGAGAAAGAATTTCTTTTAGAAGTTGCTCGTAAACAATATACTTCGCAGCTTGTTATGAACGCTGTTGATGTTGGTAATGTAGATTTTCTCGAAGCTTATCTTAATAGCGACGCTGTTCGCAAAGGCTACAAAGAACGTTTTGGTCTTACTGAACAACAAGCCGCTCAATTCCAGCAAGATGCTATTGCAGATGTCGCTGCCGCTAAGAAAGACTATGTTACTATGGTTAATCGTGCTATGAAGAATGGAGCTAATTTTAATATTGCTCAAATCATTGCACGTCAACATCTTAATAGAAAGAATGCTGAGCATTATAGAAAACAAATGCTTACTGCTTATGAAAATCTTTATAATGAAGAAGTTGCTAATGCTGGACATATAACTCCTGAATATGAACAAGCTATTGAACAAGATGTTTATGAAAATCAGCTTCTTACTCTTCGTAATCAGCTTGTTAATCTTCGTCTTAGTGAAGATAATTCTTCTAATCAAGAATTGATTGCTGATGTTCAAGCTAAGATTAAATATCTTGAAGATAATCCGCCTATTGGTTTTACTGAACAAACCGATGATAGTGTTGCTAAAAAAGCTAAAGAATTTAGAGATTTATATAGTAATGAATATGATATTACTTATAATCTTTATAATCGTCGTTTAAGTAATGCTATTGAAGAAAATACTGTTAAAGATGATGATAAATCTCTTAAAAAGCAGATTAAGCATTATAATAAGTTTTTTGATAAAGCCCGTAAAGATATTATTGACGGAGCTTTTAAAGATTTGGAAAGACTTTATGATAAGTATGGAGATAATATTTTTGATAGTAATAATCTATCAGAAGAAGATGCTCGTACTTATGATAAAGTCAAAACTGTTTTTACTGCTTCTGATATTAATAATGACGAAATGTATGCGTACATTGACGGTCTTCGTAGACTTAAAGAAATACAAGACCAGCATGACGCTTTTAAAGAACCTGAACAAGAGCCTGGTGGTACGAATTTAAGCGAGGCAGTAAATGCTGATGCAGCTCAATCCTCTACGGGGCAGGTTAATGGTACTGCGTCTGAATCGTCTGCTGCGCCTGTATCTGCTCCTATTAACAATGCTACTAATCCTGCCAATCAAGCCGATATTGACGGTCAAGCCAATCAAGCCGATACAACTGAGCAACCCCCCGTAGAGGATGGAAACAATCCTCAGCCTGCTGCTGTTCCTGTCAATCCGCCTGCGCAACCCGTTTATGATGATGTTGCTATACATGATTTTCTGCTTGAATGGTTTGGTACTAATATCGAAAATCCTGAAACTCTTACCGCCGATGATGTTCAAACAGCTTATTCTTCTTTTATTGCTGCGGCTAAGTCTGCTGGTATAACTAAAGAAGATGCTGATATTGCTTGGAACAATCTTGTAGGTGCTATTTACGGAGATTATGTTGTTCGTCAACAAGGTATTCTTACCAGTGCTTTGGATGATAATGATAAGATAATGCTTCGTAGAGCTTTATTTGCACTTATTAATCGTCGTCGTGGTAATCGTTCTGCTGTTCAAACTATTATCGAACAATTTGTTGATAAGACTAACCCTAATACTAAAGAAAAGTTTGGTTTTGATATTAACGATAAAACTTACTTTAATATTGAAGATTTAGTTGCTCATATTTATAATATTGCTGGTACAGATATAGTTGCTGAGTTTTTGTTTGATGAAGTTGCTAAATATCTTCAAAGTCCTATTAATCAAAAGTTTGTTGCTACTGATGACCCAAGTGTTTATCGTTTAAGTAGAGAACAAAAAGCCAATCGTATTTATAAACATGCTGAGAATCGTCTTGCTTTACTTTCTACGAGTAATCAAAATACTATAAACGTTGATGAAACTATTAACAATGAAGAAAGATATACTGCTGTTGTAAATCTTAATCCGGGAGATAAACTTGTAGCCAATATTAGTAAAGATAAATCTCGTTTATACTTTATTAATCCTAAAACTCATGGAGTTATTGGTTATATGGGTATTCCAAGATATGATGATAGAACTGGTACTCTTAGTCATGTTAATTATGGCTGGAAATACAATGTTATTATTAACGACGACGGTAGTGTAGATAGTGATTTTAAAGATTATGTTTTTGATATTATAAATAATAATCTTACTTTAGCCAATGAACTGTTTCTTCTTAATCAACGTATTCTTGAACTCAATTATGCAGGTCTTAACCCCGTAGAGGATGCAGGAGTACAAAAAGAAATTGCTCGTCTTTATCCTTTAATTGAAAATAATAATATTAGCGTTGGTGTTAAAACTGATGATGATGTTTATAATCATGTTAAGCATCTTTCTGATATTATCGGAACTGCTTTTGCACATCCTTCTGAAATTAAAGATAGTGTTGAAGATTGGTTCTTAAAGATTGGTTCTTCTTATGCTCAAACTTATGCTTATGCTAACGGTGAAGTTCAAGGAGATTTTGTTGTTGGTAAAGTTAATCGTGGAAATATACTTCTAACAGATGAAGCAAATCAAGAAATTCTTGATGCTGTTAATGATTATAACGAGGATAAAATTAAACTTGCTACTGTTACTCAAACTGGGTTGTTTCAAGTTAATGATGAAGACGGTCTTCGTGTTGCCAATGATAAAAAGAAATATATTGGTACTTCATTTTTGTTTATTCCTGATGGTCATGGCGGCTATGATATGGCTCAAATAGCTAAGCCTTTATTTGCTGATATATCTAACGATAAAATCAATGGTATTAAAGCAGGTATGCGTGGAGAAATAGCCGCTTGGATACACGGTTTTCTTACTAATAAAATAACTCTTGATGATGTAGCCAAATATGCTGGTGAACTTTTTGGTAAAACTGGTTTATTTAATGGAGTTGATTTTTTCCATAATACCAAACAAGGTTTTGTTAGTTTTTATTTTTATACAGAAGGTCGTGATGATGCTGGTAAACGTACTACTCATAAACATTATTTATTTACTCTTAATGAAGCGTCTGGACAATATGGACGTAACGTAGCTTTTAATACTGATACCACAAATAGAGGCAATCGTTCTGTTGAAGCTGCTGATACTAAACAAACTTATGCTTATGTAAGTAGTTTTAATCAAGCTAATACTAATCAAGATTTGCTTGAAGATATTGATATTTTTATCAATAATGCATTTATTAGCGTTCCTTTTAAAATGGCTGCTGATAAAACTAAAAGAGAAATTGCTGGTAGATATGTAGGTAAAAAAGACGATAAAGTTTATATTAATGTTGGTTCTTATAAAACTGAATATAATAGTTATCAAGAGTTTCTTGTTAATAATGGTTTGATTAGAACCAAACTTACTAAAGATGCTAATGGAAACAATTATAGTCATAATAAGTATGTTGCAGTCAATACTATATTTAATCCTGCTATTGCTAATAATAATGCTGTTTCTTCCAAAAAATTAACTGATAAATTTGATTCTGCTGTTTTTGTTGATTTACTTAATAAAGGTAATACTATAATTGATACTTATAAAACTATACTTGACGGCAACGAAAATGCGTTAAAAATACTTGATGCTATTGATAATTTAGGCTTCTTGCCTATATTAGCGGAAGTAAATAATAATCTTCTTGATGCACAAGGTAATCCTGCTTATGCTGCATACGATTACGAAAATAATTCTATTGTTTTTAATTCTGATGAGTTTGCTAAACATGATTATTTCTGGGGTTTAAGACGTTTTGTACATGAAAGTCTTCATCAGAATTTAAATAATAAATATACTCGCACCGAAGCTCTTGATAAACTTCGTCCTATATATGAAGCTTATAAAAAATATGTAGAAGAAAATCATTCTGATGATGCTTCTTATACTAAGTTCCTTAATATTCGTGCCGACGAAACTATTAATCTTGAAGAATTTATTGTTGAAACACTTACTAATGGTGAACTTATTAATCATCTTAATAATATTTCTGCTGACGGAACTCCTCTTAATAAGACTAAGAATAAATCTTTGCTTAGACAACTTCTTGATATTATTATAGATGTTCTTGGTATTGAAGTTAATAAAGATAGTTTACTTGAACGTGAACTTGAATTACTTAATAGTATTAATCCTAAATCTGATAATATTACTACAACTGTTGATGCTACTCCACAAACTTATGATATTGACCTTTCTGAACAAGGTTCAAATAATCCTGAGTTTTATGGTAATGATGAATTTACTAATCCAGATGATGGTGGTTATAATGATGATAATCTACTTAGTGCTGTTAGTGATAATTACACAGCACAAAATCTATCCGACTTCGTGAACGGTATGCCAACACCGTTACAGCCCGCTATGCGTTCTGCGCTGCTGCGTGGAGAACTTTATATGACGTGCCGATAGATTAATCGACTGAAAATAAACGTGGCTTAGAAGCCAAATAAACCGCATTGTCGGGCATGTAAGTATGTTTTACTTCGTGTCCGACATTGCTATTATTAACAATAAACTTATTAATGTTATGGATTGTAGTACAGTCATTATTAACAATGACGCTCTTAACAGAAAACTTGCAACTGAGGTTGGACAAGGAACAAAGAGTTACAATGCCCTTTTTGCCGTTACTCAAGAAAACGGTTTTAAAAAGTATTTAGTTGATAATAACATCGACTATACAAACATGGATGAGCTTTATAAAGCTATTATTGCTTATAAAGCTAATTTTACTCGTAGTATTGGTGACATTATAAATAATGAAGCCAAAGAGAAAAATCAAGGTTTTAGTTCCTATGTTGCTCGTGTTGATGCTATTAATTATTTAGCTAATGTTGCTAATGTTATTTACTTTAACGATTTGTTTAGCGGTCGTAATTCTATTAAAACTTACAATAAACTTCATAATAGATTATATGAAGTTATTGTTGATAATTTTATTGCTACTGCTCGCAATTATTATGCCAATGTTGATACTGAAGTGGGCAATACTATTCAATCTTTTATGAGTAATAAAAGTCCTCGTTCTCAAATACTTGGTTATCTTAACAATGTAATTAATACCACTCCTCTTAAAAATCATTATAATATGATTATGCTTCTTCAAGATAAAGCTTTCTTTAATGAAGTTGCTAATCATAAACAAGTAGCGTCTATCATTAATCGTCTTGATGATACTTCTGATGATGATACAGTTGATTCTGATAGTAAAGATTTCTATGAAACTGGAGAGCTTAATGCTGATGCGGTAGATGCTACCGATAATCAACTTGAACAGCTTACAAATACCCTTGGTGTAATTACTAACTATGAAGGCCATATTGACGAAATAGTTAAAGTTTTTCTTAATACTATTCCCAAGCTTGAAAATACTACGATTAATGCTACTGCAAAAGGCAATAATCGTTTCTATCGCAAAGTTAACGAAAATGTTGGTACGCTTGAATATGAAGATGCTGATTTTCTGAAAGCTCTTCTTTATACCAAAGTTCGTAATGATAATTTTGATGTATTTATGGATAGTCTTGAAGAAGTTGCTAATAATGTAAAAGGAGCGGAATCTCTTATTTATATTAAGCAATATCTTAAAGAAAATCCTCAATTTGCTTATAAGTTCAGAATGATTTTTAATCGTCCTATTCCTAATAAGACTGAAACTTATATTGATAGTAAAGGTAATCCTCGTACAAATGTTACCAATTTATCTGCTCACCCAGCAGATGTTATTTTCAATAAACTTGATAATACTGTTCGTAATATTTCTATTCCTAAAGCAAAAAAAACTATTAGTCAACTTGATGAACTTCTTGATTTTACTAAAAATAATATTACTTATGGTGATACTACCGAAGAAGAATTTGTTTATAAAATATATAAGATAGCTAAACTTGTTATTCCTAATATTACAGTTGATGCTATTAAACAATATGCTCGTGGTGAAAATCAAACTATAAGTAATCTTCGTAAGCCTAAATTATATAATAAATTTAGTAGAATGTAAATATTTATTTGTTCTTTTTTATAAACATTGCATCACCGAATGAGAAAAATCTATA